CGAGGAGCCTCTTTTGCGGCTTTCACCGCATCCAATGAACTATCACGCTTTGTACGACCTGTAGTATTTGATGTCTTCCAAACATTAACCAATGTACCTAAATCTAAACGGTCCACCGGCTTTGTTGCGAATTCCATAAAATCACTTACCTCATGGTCTTCTAACTTATAAACGTTACGTAGTTCATTAACTGTGTTGTTCAATACAACGCGCTCGTTAAGAGCCGCCATATGTCCCGACACAACCGAATTAACAGAATCCTGCTCTTGTTGAGCACGAAACTTATAAGACGGAGAATCTGGCTTGTAATAGGCATCCCAAGGATTAAATTCATCCTCAGGAAGAATAGAGTCACGATTACCGCGTCCGACATCATTGGATTGGTTTGAACCATCTAAACTCTTCTCCGCAAATCTTAACATTGTATCTTCCAACTTTTGCTTTTCAACAGAAGTTCTATCATACATGGACTGAAACTTTTTAGCCTCAGATTCCCAATCGACATGCGAAGTAGTAGAATCAGATTCACCTTGAAGTACATCTTCATATACCCCATCATTTGATACATTGATATCGGTTTCGGAATAATCATCACCTGCTACACTACCATCAAAAAGAGCTTCATTTTCACTCACTTCATTGGCTTTTACTTCAGCATCATTCATTATATTTTTTTCCTTTCACGATGTTTACGCTGCTTCTTCAGCAGAACCTGGAGCCCCTATACCTTGAAAGAGGTCACGAGATTGCTCGACAGCTAACTTCACCGCATTATCAAGCTTATTAGCTTGTATTTTACTATTTGCTTTAGTATCCGATTCAACACCTGAAAGTTTAGATTTAAATTTTTCAACCTCAACTTTCTTTCTGTCTGATACGGACTCCCTTCTAGCCGTTTGCAAGTCACCCTGCAAATCTTTTACCTGACCCTGTAACTGTTGTACCATTCCCTGTAATTGTGATATTTCACTCGTACGTTTCAGCACTCCTTCCTTATCGAAGATTTCAGGGTTCTTTTTCAAAACTTCAGTTTTATCTATTAAACCTAATTGATAAGCTTCAAGATATACTTTATATTCAGCCCACTTACTTGTTGGTAAAGTAGACCCAGGCTGTATACTTATATCATGCTGACCTATATTATACTTCTCTTTAGCAATATCAACTAGGACACCAGTTACATCATCGTAAATATTTACCATTACTTCTGTCTGGTCATTATTAGCACCAGCCAATCTAAAAATCTTTTTGTATGTATAATGACTCTTGGCAAGACCATACATAACCTTTCCTAGTCTAACTATAGAAAATTCAATATCGCGCAACTTTGACTTTGGTCTTTCTTGTCCGAGTGATACCATTCTCTCAGTACCGCGCACCGTTTCAGGTGCTTTATCAGCAAAACCGTGCATCAATTCAGGAAGACCAAACGTAAAATCTATATAAAATTCTGCGCTTTGAATCAATTTATAAAATTCAGATGCAAGTGGTGTAGGAGCAGGATAATGAGGTTCCCCCTGAGAACTGTCTACTTCTATCACTGCATTAGGATTAGCCCAATCACGTTCTAATTGTCCTATATCTTCCACACTACCAAGCGGTACTAATAATTTTAAACCGGCAGATGCCTGAGCATGCGATATCGCCAATGACCAAAGCTTATTCAATAAACGCTGCATTGGTCTAGCTCTTGCTACATCTGAACGTGGATATGGAGTTCCTGTATATACATTTGGAATAGGAATTATAGGATATATATCACTATTCAATATTGATTCATATAAAACAATCTGACCTATCGAAGCTATAACTCCAACTCTATTTTGAAGAACTTCCTCATATTCAATCAATCCACGTTCAAATACATCAGGATTTTCAGCTAAAAACGACTGAAATTCTAATTGATTTAAAATTTGTTCCTCACCACTGCGACTATCTACAATACGATAAAAAGGAACTTTAACTTTATAAAATCGTTCAAGTATCTGATACTTATCTACATCGCCATAAGCAAGATTATTAGCTTCTGATGGCATAGTATACTTAATATTTTGTTTATTACTTGAAGACGGATAATCGTCATCTTCACTATAAGCATTAATGGATTTTAAAACTCCATCTTCTATTTCACCAGTTTCTTCATTATATACATCTCCTAATTCAGGGTAGAGGCGAAGCACTTGTTCTTCAGTGAGAATAGTAGAAAGTATGATACTATCAGCATCATCGAAAAAACGGTCCCGCGCTGTTGGCGGAACATATACACGAAACGGGTTCACACTAGTGAACTTTACATCACCCCTACCAAAATCAGAATCATTATCTACATAAGCATATAAATAGCCAAGACCTGTTGTAGAATAATCATGTATAGCTTGTTTTAAATGTATATCACCGCCAGAAACTTCCCAACAATATCCAAGAACTGTACGCCATACACCAGATATTTTAGCATCTGAATCTTCTCTTGGTATAATAGTAAACGCAGGCGGTCTAGCTGTAATAACGCTTTTTAACTTCTCTACAGCAGGTCCAATTCTATCCATTGGAACACCAGCTTGATTAACAGAAGCTAAATCGTCACTCTCTTCGACAGTATAATGATTACCGCCATAAAAGTCAATATCTGTGCGAGCCTCCGTGTCCCATTCAGAACGCGCATCGCGCCAGCGTCGATATAATTCTAGATTTTCCTCTGCCCGTTGGTCAGATTCTATTTCCGGCATAGTCACAATTTATAATATAAATTTTTACTTTTCAATACATAAATACTTTTATATTAAAAAAGTTCCATTAAATTCTCATTCCAGTTACCCAATTATAAACTTTTCTATGTAAACCGCTATCATTATTACGTTTTTCTAGTGTTTCCGCACTTATAACTCCACTTGATGGAGACCTAGAATAATAATCAGCATAATACAATGCATCCATTATATCATCATTCTTTTGGAATGGGTGCTCAAAAAACTCATCTACCAACTCAGTCATATTTTTACGCAGATATAACTTCTTTGTATTTACAATCGGACCAAGTGATGTTTCCAACCTATCCTGCTTTTTTATACCAGCAGGTGGCTTAACGCCTTTAAATATCCCGGGTATGAGCCTTCTATCTTTAGCAGCTAGCCTTGACGTCATATCTCTAGCCATTTCTTGAGACGCTACAGTCTCTATGGTAACTCGTCTTACCGGATGATATTTATTGGCAAGTTCAAGAATCTTTTTTGGAACATCAAACGTGGGAATACGTTCGCGGAAATACTCCAATACGTATCTATTTTTCTCCCTATCAATTGCCATAACCAAGATAACCTGATAATCAGACGTTTTAGTTGCTGTTGCTGCCAAGTCGACTCCAATGTAAATATTAACCGGAACCAAATCATCTCCAATACAAAGATACGGAAACTTGTCTTTTGCTTCGAACCTTGCACTATGATATTGTATGCGGTCAACCTTAAACGCCGCTTCACTGACATCCCTTGCATCATTCATATACTCCTGTGCATATTTGTTAACTAATCCAGCTTCTATAAACTCCTGTTTCTTTAATCGAAGCTTTTCTATTGAAAACTGCTCTTCCCATATAGCTTTGCCATCTTCAATAGCTCTATAAAAATATAAATCCCATGGATATTTATAACCATCACGTTCAGCTTGTTTATACCCATCAACAACAGATTGTAAAAAACTATCATAATGTACAATAGTACCACTCAACCATATCCAACCTTCATTACCTGGGGATTCTTCCAAAGATGGATAAACAGTAGATACTACCCATTTCTTAATCTCACTTCTACGCTCGGAAGTTTTTGTATTCAATTCAGATTCAAAGTCATCAAGAATAATACCAGTATAACGAACATCAATCTCAGTACGACCACGTAATCTCTGCGTCGTACCCTTAGCAATAATCCTATCGCCTTTAGCTGTAACAATATCTTTTTCAGTCCAACGGTTACCAACGGTATCACCTGCCAACTCGCCGAAATAGTATTTAATAGCAGTATTTGTTTCAAGATGGACTTTGATATATTTTAAATGGTCAATAGCCTGACCCTGCTCCTCTGCTACCCAACCTATAAATTGTTTTCTATCCTTAGGATTAAATAACATTTTATGTAAAATAGCAGATTTTGCTAAAATTGACTTACCAAAGCCGCGTGGAAGTATATTACATATCCTGCTACCATGTTTAGAAGAAATTAGCTTTTTAGCTATATCTGTATGAAATGGCGGAGATTTACTTTTATTAAGAAAATCATTTGGTAAAAATGCCCTACCGAAATAAAGTAAATCATTATAGGATTTAACAAGTACCTCATCATCAACGGCTAACTCTGATGGAGCTTTACCTATATTGAACTTTTTATCAACTATCTTTTCTTGTTCCATCTATTTTTCTTATAAGCATAGTTTTTATCTGAATCATATCTATAATCATTTTCATTACCGCCAAAGTTTTTAATAGACCTATCAACAGCTCTTTCTTCTGGACTCATATTACTACGCAGTACTCCATCATAAGTAAGATTACCATCATCATAAAGATGACCGCGTTTTATTAATATATTCTTCGCCATTGTTTTAGCGTCTACATAACTTATATCGCGCTTATTCTGTATTTGCTCTGTAAGCCTACCCCAAAGAGGATTTATTGTCACTTCTTTTTGCTTTTCTTTCTCGACAGTCTTACCAATTGTTTTATAAGGCATTTAATTCTTCCTTCATTTTTCTTTTCCTAACCTGTACCCTAGTTCTCCCATAACTCTTTAATTCTTCATTTAAGAGCCGACGCTTTCTTTTTCTAGACTTAGCTCTTTTATTTGGCACTTCTCTTCTTTCTACGCCTTCGAGCTCTCTTAATACCAAGCATTTTTTTACTTGAAGACATCATAGCCGCAGCCATCTTTTTTCCAACCAGCATCTCTGTCATTAAGCTAACATTTTTTTCAAACCTACTTAACCCATTCATTTTATTCTCCTTTTTTGTTAATATTACTTTTGTTTTAAATACATACTCAGGTTCATAGCCTTTAATACTGCAAGTATATATCCAATTCATATTACGATTTCCCAGCAACAATATTATCTCCAAAATTCACAATTATCAATTCATCATCAACATCATACACAGAATGACAGAAGCGGCATGAAAAGAAAGAAGCATTACCGCTTTCATCAAATATCACCATCTTATGATTATCATTCAGATATTCTTCACAAACAGAACATTTCCTTATCTTCGTTTCAAAAAAAGGCAACATCTCCATATCAATATCGCTAAACCCCTTCTTTTTCACCATGAGCTATCATCTTAATTTCAGCATCTCGTAATTGTTCAAGTTGCTCATTACTAAATCCTTGGAATACAGTTAAAGATTCTTTTTGAGTATCTTTAGGAAACATTCCAGCAATACGCATTAACATATCTAATGCTCTAAGTTTATCAGAATCTTTTGATTCCAAATTATCTACTATAATCTTGGCATTATCAAGTAAATACTCCTCATTAATACCAACCTTGCTTAAAGACTTCTTTATTTCTTCACTAACCAATTTACTAACCCTTTCAGATTTTAATAAAGATGTAGCCTGAGTTTGAGCATATTTATCATTATCTGTACGAAATACTTTTAAATACGCTTCTTTTGGATTTACACCATGAGCTACATATTTAGCAAATAATATCTCATTTTGAGATATATTCTTTTTTTCACGGCGATGCACATTACGACTCATATCTCTGCTGAAACTATATATATTCTTTGGCATATCGCCTGCTAACAATTCTTTTGTATTAATAACATAAGAACCAAGCACAGTTACAACGTAATCTTTTCTATTCTTACAATGACCGCGCTTCAATACGCGACAAACCTGTTCATCGTCTGTGAGTATCCAATTACCCTTATTTGCTATACGCCAATCTTTTACTAACTCAACATCAGGATGCATAGCTCTAAACTCATCTTCATTTTCAAATAATGGCTGCATAACATTTTTTACTTTACGATACCGCGTCATAACCCACCCGTTCTTACTTGCTAGCCTTTTTTTCGGCTAATACCCTCCTGACGCGGAGTTTTGTTTCCATCTATCATTTTCCCCCATAGAAACGTTTTTCCTTTTTGGATATCTACAACATCCAGCCTGAAATCTCCATTATCAAACCAATCGACTATACCAAAGGCATGAGACCAATTAATTTGGCGATTACGTAGCCACCTGTTGTTTTCAGGCGACATATCCTTTAAACAACCTAAACTAAACGCATGATGAGCTCCATCAACATGTGTAACACCAATTCTCTGTACATCATGCATATGTCCGTATAAAACATTCTTCCCAAGATTAATAGCATGCTGCTTAGTATGGTACACTGTTGTGTAATGTCCGCCATGATAAAAGAATAATTTTCCAATTTGCAGCAATTTACCGTATGGATAGTACGAATAGCCACGTTCTTTCAAATTCATGATATTTTCAAATCTATATTGAGGTAAATACGGATATTCTTCTACAAAGCTATTAAGCCAATCATCGTGATTACCCTCAATCATGTACTTTTTCTCACATTTTACTGATTTTAACACATTATCAAACAAATCCAACCCATCGTTAACAGACTGGGCATCAATATTGATATCTTCCAATACATATTCAAGCGGCGGACGCTTACGACGCTTGTATTTGAATGGAGAAGCGGACTTCCACTCACCTAAATCACCTAAACACACAAAAATATTCGGTTTTACAATCTTTATAGCCTTTAACACTACATTTATAGCAGCATCACACTGTAACGGAAAATGTATATCTGGAATTACAATTGCTCTCCGGTTACTTTTTCGGGCTTTTTCCATTCTTTTTCCTCTGTTTACGTTTATAAACTATTATATTGTCATTTTTACGAGAAAGTTCCGTAGCCATGTCATCTCTTGACATCGCTATAGCTATCATACCACCATCACTTTTAAACACATCTGAACCTCTTCCAACGGTTTCAAGCACTACAAGGTGTCTAAGATTGCAATCGCAGCAATGAAGATAGAAAAAGGACTCGGCATCCACTAAAAAGGCTTTATTGTCAAATGTTGATATATCCATCTTTCACTCCGGGTATAACTACCTGTTTAAAGAATTGACACTCTTTATACGCAACACAAGGCTTGCCAGCAAGATTTTTGTCGATATGCATATGAAAACTGTAGCTATTATGAAAAAATACACCACCGATACAAATATCGTTAAACCAGTTGCAGCAATGTTTCTTAGCAATATACAGTATCTGCTTTTTTTCAGATTTTTGCACACGTGTAATTTACTTCAAAAA